CGAGATCGAGGCCAGCGAAGACGCGCCGTTTAGCATCAAGCTTGGGCTTGCGGTTCGGAAGGCGGCTGAGGCGGACGCCAACCTCAGCGGCGCCAACCTCAGCGGCGCCGACCTCAGCGGCGCCAACCTCAGCGGCGCCGACCTCAGCGGCGCCTACCTCAGCGGCGCCGACCTCAGCGGCGCCTACCTCAGCGGCGCCGACCTCAGCGGCGCCTACCTCAGCGGCGCCTACCTCAGCGGCGCCTACCTCAGCGGCGCCTACCTCAGCGGCGCCGACCTCAGCGGCGCCTACCTCAGCGGCGCCAAATGGCGCAACGGCATCGTCATCAACCAGCCGCCCATTCAGGTTTACGGGCTCACCTACCCCGTCACAATTCTCGACCAGCACATGCAGATCGGCTGCGAGCTTCACAGCCTCTCGGAGTGGAGCGCGTTCGCCAACGAGCGCATTGCGGCGATGGATGGCCTGAGGGCTGCAAAGTTCTGGCGCGACCACAAAGACGGGCTGTTGTCCATGGCGCGCGGAGCGGGGCGCACGTTCGAGCCTGTCACCGAGCCATCCAGTGAAGCCGCCTGACCCTCAGTCTCTGCCCATCCTCGCGGTGGGCAGATGCAGAGGATCATGGAGAGAGACATGAGCAACGACGCACTCGCCACCATCAAGGCCCTCAAAGGCTATCTGCTCAATGCCAAGATTGATCTTGAGTCCGGCGCCCCGAAGCGGACGGCGATCCAGACAATCGAGGGCGGCATCCGCCTCGCTGACGAGGCCATCGCCAAAGCCGAAGGCCGCGCATCATGACCGCCCCCGATATCGACGCCATCGAAAACGGCGGGAAGCGCTGGCACGGCATTGAGCGCCGCACCGTCAACGTTCGCTGGGAGCCTTACAAGCCGGACGGTCAGCGCCAGATGAAGGCCAAGGGTCGCTGGCAGGAGCAGGTCGGCAGTGGCGACTTCTGGTCATGGCAGAACCTTGTCGGGCGCCCGGCCAACGTCGAGGGACAGCCCGACGCTCCGCCCCCCGATTTCATCACGCTCGACGCGGCGACGGCGCGGGAGATTGAGAACCTGCTGGTCGCCATATGCGCCGGGTGCGAAGCGGTCATGGCTGATCACGACCCCGGCCAAGGCGTGTCTATCGATGGGTTTGCCGCTGCCATGCGCACAGCGAACTTCGCCCGAGATGCGGCGCGCACAATTGCGCTCAACGCCGATCACGGCTCCGCCGCGCTCGCCAAGCTCCGGGAGCGCCTGTGATGCGAACGCACTACTACCACGACGAACGCGATCCCCGCCTTGGCATCGTGATCATTCCCGAAATCGAAACTGAAATCGAGGTTTCGACGCGACTTGACGGCGGCGAACTGGTCATGACGGTTGACGATGTTTTCGTCGGCGGGAAATCGCTGCTTGATGGATACCAAGTCACCCTTGAGCTTGCATATCGGATCATCGATGCCGCGCAAGCCGAGATCGATCGCCACGGGCCGCTATTCGAGCGCGTCCGTGACGCTGAGGGCTGGTCGCTGAGCCGTCTTCCGAATGACCCTGATACACGATGGATAAGGAGTGAGTGAGAATGAGAGCGAGTGATATCGAATTCCGAGACCGCGCAGCCATTGAGATCATGGCGGCCATCATGACGACTGCTAGGAACATGGGAGAAGGAACCAAGCAGGAGCGCGATCATGTCTATCTGCTCGCCGCGAGGTTTTCCTACGAAGCTGCTGACGCACTGTTAGCCGTCCGGCATGAGGGCCCGCAGCCATGACCATCGCCGAATTCATGGCCTCATCGATCGGCGCCGCTCTGTTCCTCTGGGCGCTGTCTCACGTCATTATCGGAGGCATGCCGTTATGAAGTGGCAGGATATGAACCGCGCCGATCAGATATTATCGGTCAAGGCCCTTCGGCTCAGCGGCATGAGCCCGGCAGAAATCCATCGGCACCTTCGCATCACGATGGGTGCGGTCAGCCGAGCTATGGCGCATATCAAGCATGAAGCCAGGCCGATGGCAGCGGCAGATTCGAGCATCGGCATCAAGCCCTACGGCGGCGGCAAATCTGAGATCGATCCCGATGCTGTTCTGGCGCTGCCTCGCGCGCGCACGGGTCCGTCCGCGTGTCGGTGGCCTGTAGGATCGGGCTTCTGCCTCGGGCATGTTGACAAGGCCCCGTACTGCGATGAGCATAGGCGCATCGCATATACGGAGCGCGTGCAGGATGTCGATTGACGGGTGCGACGGCAAGGTAAAATACACGGATCACTCGGGCGCAGAACTGGGTGCGCGCAGGATCAGGCGATTTAACGAGGATGCCGTTGAGGCTTACAAATGCCGGCTATGCGGCTGGTGGCACATCGGCCACGGCGGACTGAAATCTACACGACCAAAACAGCGGGATGGTTCAGCCGCAGCAGCCGAACGTATCGCTGTCCGTATGTGGTGGATAGATAGCCACTCATAGTCATGCCAGAGCCGCCGCCATACGCGCCATACGTCACTGACGCATCGCCCAGCTTTTCGGACTGGATCGGGCCGGCAGTTGTGCTCGGCCCGCCAGTTCCGACCAGATACCCATCCATCGCCAGATAGTGCGCCGCCAGAAACGTGATCGCGTTATCAACGTCTCGCGCCTGCCATGTGCTATCGACGTGGCGCGATGCCTCATCGATAGCCTCCTGAGCAACCGCGTTAGAGACAGCGGCAAATTCTGGGAACCTGGCCTTCAGACTAGTCGGCGTTACGGCCATCGCGCTTAGCCTCCAGCGCCTCAATCACGGCCTTTTTCGTAAACGGCACCGGATCGATAAATTCGGAAGCGGCTTCCTTGAGATCGGGCGTTTCCATTTCGGCCGCCAGTTCGATCAGCGCGTCGATGCCGGATTTATCGCGGGGCTCATCCTGCTTGCGGACTTCGACGCCGCCACGGGCAAGCTGGCGGGCAAGCGGGTCGGGGATTTTCGCCACGACTTCAACGCCCGAGGGAAGGCGGATCATCCGCCTCCCCGCGTCATAGATTATGCGGTCACGCGCAGCCCGGAGGACGTATGCCATCAGGTCTCACTGTCATCGATGATGCCGTCGATATAGCGGAACGCACCAGGGCGCCGAATATCGAGCCGGCCAAGGCGGAAAATACCAGGCACGTCGAACACCATCGGGCCAGTCTGCCACACGGGCAGGAACCGATGCGGCATCGGCAGGTGCATCTTCACGACGTTCGGATCGCGGCGATATGCGACCATACGGCCGGTATCGCCGGCGCCGGCATCTTCGAGCCCGCGAACGGCGCGGATCGTCAGCCGCTGGCCGGTCTGCTGGGTATAGACGTTCGCAGTTTCGAGGAACTGCATGATCGTCATGTTCGTGTCGCCAAGGCGAGTGCTCGACAGTCGCGCGACTTCCTGCACGGGCAGGAGGATCGTGTCTGCCATCTCGACGGTCAGGCTGTCAACGTAAACGCCCGTGAGCGCGTCGTTGATGTCGGTCATGATCTGGTCGCCGGTCTTGAACGACCAACTCGTATTTCCGCCAGTCCCGGTCGGGGCCGCAGTGGTCGGGGTGATCAGATCGTTGTTGATCAGTCCGTCCCAGTTCTTGGCCGCACTGCCGACAAGGGCGATGCGGTCAACGAATTCCTCGTAAGCGCGGCGGGCTGCGGAGGCGCGGTCAACGGTCAGGTTCAGGCCGGGGACCATCATCGCCTGCCCGAGTTCTTCGAGCGTGTAGCGATAGCCGATCGCGGCCATGTAGATCGGCTCGACAAATCGGGTGCGATCGCTGGTGGCAAGCGGCACGTCCTTGGCCTGGTGATCGAACCAGTTCGCCTGCCCGGACCTTGTCCATCGAGTAGAACTCGACGGTCGGCGCCCATTCGTAGGCACTGGTATCGATGGGGATCAGGTTCGGATACTGGATATCCGGGTACTGAATTTCGTAGACCTGCGCCTCGATATGGGCGGTCTGCGAAGTCAGAAAGCCCAGAGCGCTCTGAGCATCGATAGTGAGCATTGGCTCATTCCTTCTCTGGGCCGGGTCGCTATCACAGCGATCCACTTGGTTGACCAGTCCATCTAAGGGCCGCTCCGCTTCACAGCGGTGCAACGGGGCGATGGTCAGCCGCCCCGGTTATTCATTACGCGGCGGGCGTCGGGCCTTCAAGCCGCAGGAGGGCAAGCCCGCCATTGCTGGCGGCGGTCATCCACCGGGCGCCGGAAATCGCGAACTGCGATCCGCTGGTGCCGGCCGAGGATAGAACGCCAGTGGATGCAACAAACGTAGCATCGCCGCCGACAGTCACGTCGCCGCCGACAGTGACCCAGATGTCGCCCTTGGTCAGGACGGCCATGTTGTCGTACTGCGCGTATTTTTCGAGGTTCGCGGGGTTCAGCGTCTGGCTGCGGATCGAAACGCCACGGAACGTCGCGGCAGATGCAGCGCCGAGGACGCCCCCGTTAGCCGCAGTGCCCTGCCCGACCGCAACGCCAAAGCCGATGCCGGCAGCGGTCTCACAAATCAGGGTATCGGCATCCCATTCGCGCATGTTCCCGACAACGCCGGGAAGGCTGACGCGGATATTTTCAGTGTAGGTCGTCTGCACAGCGGCCATGGTCGTGTCTCCTTACGCGGCGCCAGGCCGGGTTTTCCAAGCATCCTCAAGACGCTTGCGGTTGCCCTCGTAGGCGGCGGTTCGCTTGTCGCCGGTGATCGGCGCCTGATGCCGGATCGCCTCGCGCAGTGCATCGGTGGTCTGCGGCGCGGCAGCGACGAGAGTGCCGAACGACGCGGCAACCTGCTCATCAGTCCAGCCGCGCGACACATCGCCCAGCTTGGCATCCACAACCTGCCGGCGCATGGCGGCGGTGGACTTGCCGTCAACGACGAGTTTGTCACCGATGATCGCCTTGGCCTGATCAACAACGGCAGCGCGATCCTTGACGGCGGCATCGATAGCGGCCGGATTGGTCGCATCGGCAAGCTGCGTCTTGAGCGTTGCGATTTCCGCGTCCTTGGTGGCGATCACGGCCACACTGTCAGCGGCTTTCTTCTTCGCCTCATCAAGCTCTTCCATCGCTTTTTCGGCGTCGGCCAGAGCGCGAGATACGACATCGGCGGACATTTCATCAAGCGTTACCTTGATGCCGTCGACCGTGATCGTCTTGGTTGCCATGTCATGGTCTCCGATTTTCAGTTCAGGCCCGCCGCGCGCCCGATCAACGAGCGCTAGATGATTGGCGCGGATATTACGCTGAATTGCGTCGTACTGCAATCCGTCTGCCGTTACGCCGGATGTCGGGTCGAGATCGCATGTGTAGCCCATGCTAAGCTCGCGTTTTCCGCCCTCCCAATCGCGGATCGCGGCGGCATCCATGAGTGCCAGCGGAACGCTGATAAATTTCCCGTCCGACGCGTCGATTTCCCCGCCTACGATACCGACCGCAAGCTCGCGCCAGTTATCGGACGTTACTGCGACGGACGGGTGATCGTTCGTCACCGGCCGATGCGCCATAGATCGAAGCGCGTCGAGATCGAAAACCTCTTCGGGCGGCCGGTAAACGCGCACAACGGCGCGGTCACGCATGCCAACCTCTGACCCGAGATATTCCTGGATGCCGGTTCGCGCGACCTTGGCGACGGCGGTAAGATACCCGTCCGCAGTGCGGCGAGGCCCGTCGAGCGTAAGTGTGTCGCGCATGAACATGGCGGGAAAATAGTCCTATTGGCGGATTATGGCAAGGACCTCAGAAGATGCGAGGGCGAGGGGTTAGATCGGCTCGTCAGGCCGATCCATCAGCGGCGGCACAAGCGCGTTCATATTGTTCGCGGCCCATGTCACCGAATTGCCGACATCGTTGCCGATCCAGACGCGGACGCCATCCATGGCATCGATGATCTCCTGCTCCGTCATGGTGGCACCCTCGGGCAGCGTCCATCCGTCCGGCATAGAGCCATTCACGGCGACATACTGCCAAGCCACAGCATAGGCCTGCTCAAGCTGGTCGGCAGCGCGCCAATGGGTCGCTGCAGTCTCGTAGGTCGGGGCTGGCGACTGCGGGACCACAGCTCGGCTGAACCCCCAAGGATAGGGATAGCCTGGAGAAATGTAGTTCATTGCAAGCGCAGCAGTGTCCTTCTGCGCGTCGGGGGCCAACACCGAAACATCAACCTGCGTCATCGTAATCTCCTACAGTGTGAGGCCGGCTTCCGCGGCGATGAAGGACTCGATCTGGGCAATCTCGTCGGCCGAAAAAAGCCGGTTGCGGATCACCGTCTGGTACTCGCTGCCGTTGAGCGGGATGCCCCCGGTCTGGCGGCGGCCGGAATTCATGATGTTATTGCCGAAATTACCCGTCCCCTGATCCCCGGCGGCCGTGGCAACTTGGGCGCCGTCCACGCGGAGGATGGCTGCGTCAGTCGAAATTTTCCCCATAGTGGTCAGCACTTTGGTGACGGGGGCGGAGAAAACACCGGATCGGGGGGCTACCCCGACTGTGCCGCGGCTGTTGAACTGGAACTCTCCCGACGTAAGGGCCGGCGCGAAAAGGCCGAATGTTCCGTTATTGATTGTAATGCCAAATTCGAAGACCACCCCGGCCGCCGCGTTGCTCGCTTTGGTTAGCCCAACGCAGGCTGCTACCTCGTCAGTGCCCCAATTTATCGAGGCGGTCTGGTAGAAATCATCAGTGCCGTCGTAGAGCAGTCGATGGAGCACCCCGTCCGTTTTGTATTTCGGCATGTTGGGTCCGAGCGACTGGGTCCGATGGTATCCGCCCGGCCCTTTGTCGCGGATGAGTGCCGCTGACTGACCATCTGCCGTGACGGGCGTTGTGCCAGCGGTATCCTGGAACAGAGTTGATAGGTCAGACGGGTCGTACCAGAGCAGGATGTCACCGGGTTGGTACAAGTCCAGCGGCGTCCACGTCGCCCCCCCGCCCTTCGATGGGGCGTTGGGATTTCCGATCATGCCAACAGAGCCCGGCGCGATAAACATCAGGCGACCGGGAGGACGAGCAGATTACCATCGGCAGTCTTTCGGATCACGCCGACCTTATCCGTCGATGCAAGCTGCAACGTCCATGCCGTGCCCGCAGCCATGAACCGGCTGGTCGTGGCGCTGGCCGTTGGATTGCTGCCGATGAGCACATAGCAGTCGGTATCGACAGAAATTTCATATTCACCATCAGCGCCGACAGCGGCAGTCTGTGCGGATGTCGCCGTGACAGTGCGCGCGAGTGCCGACCCCCACGTATACGCGCGAGTGCCGATAAGCTCAGACGCCGTTAGCAGCGCTTTCAGCCGATCGAGCATCGTGTTCGACGTTGGGGACGCCTGCACCTCGCCAATGAGCGCGGCGATTGCGGTAAGGGTAGCAACCTCTCGATTGACCCCGTTTGCGTCCTTAACTACGACTTCGGGAACCTGGGCCATTTATACCACCTGTCCAATGTACTGCGAATTTCGCGCGTCGGAGAAATCGAGAGACGGAACGAACGTAGGGCCGCCGCCAGAAACATCACTCACCGTGAGAGTAGCCAACCGCCTGCCACCCGCCCCCACATACGACGGATCAGCAGTCTCAAAAACCGGCAGAGGATCGAGATAGCGACCATCGGCGCCAAGATACGGCTCATCGGGCGCATCGAATACGCCCCGCACCGATCCAGTTATATCGTCCACATACCGCACGCCGACAGCAGCAGCGATCCGCCCATCCGGTCGCACATAAACCGGCCCATCGGACGCGACAACGCCCTGCGCTTCGACCGCTCGGCCGGCAGGGTCGCGATAGATGTATGACTGGTTAACAGGCGTTATCGGCATGGCGCGGATAATCGCGGGTTAGGGCTGGTTAGTCAAGGGATGGGAAACGCCGGGCTGGGCCGTAGCCCAGAATGGCTTGGCCGGCGCGCAGGCTTTTGTTACCGCAGCCCGATCCGCCCGCACGGGTACGGACCCTTCACAACCGCCGGCCAACCTCTTTGCCCATTCGGGCGAAACTGGAGCGGGTCTCTCCCCGCCTGTCACGCCATTCATGCTGGCGTTCACATCCGGTTCTCTCCGCGAGACGAAGGCGATGCAGGCCCCGGCAACCCCGCCCACCTTCTCGTATCGCGCCATCGCGCAAAAAATTACCGGGCGGGCTCGCAGAAGCAGGGGAACATCGCGTCACCCGCCCGGTTAGTTTCCGATGGTGAGGGAGGAGAAACCAATCGGTAACGCCATCTATGCGCAGCATTGCAGGCGCGTCAAGCCTCAAAAACATCAATACCGGCATCGCGTGCGATTTTCTTCATGTGTGCCGTTCCGTTGCCGCCAGCAAACGCGATCACGCATTTCCGTCCGGGGTGCCGCAACAGCATCGTCAGCATCTGGTGGTTTCGCGATATCCCAGCAGATTTCCCGCGCGCCCAGTCTGCGGGAACGTCAATCACCTGCACTTCGCCGCACGCCAGCGCCCACTCGCGGGCCAGCGTGTCGGCGCCAGTCGCACCGCCTTCGATGATCCCTTCCAGCCCCATGCGAGTAACGGCGGCATCGAGAACGCGCTTAACCCGCTCGGCATCGAGGTAATCCCTCCCGCCGCACACGATCGCCCATGTCATCGCGATCTCGTAAAATCCCGCATGTATGCGCGGGCAAGCGGCGGGTGATGCCGCGCAACCGATGGCGTCCACGGCTTCCTGTTGCCCGCGAAAAACACCATGCAGGCGTCGGACGGCACCTGCGGCTCGCGGCGGATAGCGTGATACTGATATACGCCATCGTCTGGGCCATACGTGCGCTCATTCGGGCCGAGTGCGGACGAAAACCACGCCTGATCCGATCCTGGCTTTTCGTGTCCCAGGATCGCAATCAGGTCCTCACGCGCCGAAATAGCTCGCTCTGGCGTAAAATCATCCGACACATGCGAGCGCGCACCCGACCGGCATAGCCACATGCTGCCGTTGTAATGCGATATCCGCTGCCCGAGGCGGTTCGACGATCCCTGCATGAGGCGCACATCGTCGTCCCATGTGATCAGATGGTCGATATTGCCGAGCACCGCCACGTCCAGGTCAAGGCACAGAACGTAATCGGCCAAGCCGCGCTGGAATTCGGCATCGAACGCGCGGACCTTGCGATAGCATGCCGTTCACCCGTCGACCTCGATAGCGGGCCACACCGGCATCGTTTCGCACTCGATGCCCTTGTGTCGATCGGTCAGGCACACGAACCGATGCGGGATAGTCAGGTTGCGACTGATTGCCCGGTGAAGCGCGTTAACGTGCTTGAACGTGTACGGGTCGCGGTTCAGGCGCTGCCACTCGGGCGGCTGGCCATAGAGAAACGTGATTACGGCGAGTGACGGGGTGCTCACGCGGCGGCTATCCTTTCAAGCTCATCAACGGCAAACTCTGGCCAATCCTTTGCGGATCGGCCATCGCGCTTCAGCGTCTCGCGATCGAACGTCAGGCACCCGTTATAGGCGTCCTCAGTCCACGCGAACGACACCTCTAGGCAATACACGCGACCCGGCGAAAACACAAAATCAAAGCAGCACCAGCGCGACCCGATCTTGCGTGCGATCTCGTCGGCCATGACGAACGCATCGCGATCGCGCGGGGTTAGCGCATCGATCGGCTGACATCTGCCGGAGCCTGACGCCATCACGCGGCCCGGGTGGTTCATCCGCCTCAGCCCGAACATGTGATCGCCAGTGATGCACACGCGCACGTCGCCGTCGTTCCCTGCGATGAACTCCTGCCAATACAGATAGCCGGTTTGCGGGCCGCGATTGCACGGGATGCCGCGACCGAACGTCAGATCGATTTCCGCGCGCGCCTGCCGTTCGTTTTCGATCAGCCGAACGTTTTTCGATCCGCTGCCGTGACTGGTTTTCGATATAAACGGATATGCAAACGGGACCGCATCGGGTGGCGCGAAATACACGCGCGTTTCCGGGATCCAGGATTTAAGCGCCGATGCCTGAGCGAGCTTATCATCGTAATATACCGATGCGACATACTCGGGCACGGTCGGAATGCCGCGTTGGATGGCCCGCTTGAAATCGTTCATGCCCGTATCGCCATAATTTGTCAGGCGGAAAAACGCGGCCTGTGGGTGCATCGGGTCAAGCATGTGGCCGCGATCAAGCGCGCGCTTTCGGATGATGTCGCCGACGCCGCGCTGGTCGGGGTGGATGTGGAAGCGCATTATGACTGCGAGTGCCCTTCCAGCAATTGGCCGGCGGCGCGCGCGATGATTTTCGCATGGCTGCGAGTGACAAACCTGTTCTGGTCTGTCACAAAACCTTGGTCTTGCGGCTCAATCACAATGTCGCCGTGAATGACCTCAACCAACCGAAGCACCTCCGTGTGGCGCGCTGGCGGCAGCAACGAATACGTCTGCCAGTTCCACCGCACCGCCGCAGCGATTATGCGCTCGCTCACTTCCTTCTCTCCTCTGCTGCCTTGATGGCATCGAGACCGTCGATGTTGATGTAGAGATGCTTGCGGAGGACCATAAGCGCGGCTGCCATGTCGACGAATGAACGGCGCCTTCTCGTCGTCAGTCATTGCGTCCCAGCCGATCGGGTTCCATCCGGTCGCGCTGGACTGCCCATCGTAGTCGCGCTGGAACGCAGCCCTTGCGCATTCTTCTATGATGTCGGTCATGGGCGGGCACTCTCGATAGCTTTCGAGACGAAGGCGCGGCCTTGCGCGGTTTCAAGATATGTGACGGTTTCAGGGGGGCATGTTGGCCAGATCGTAGTCACTCAGGACCATTGACTCCTCTGCCCCGTGGCAGCGAACGGTCAGCGTATTGCACGACCGCATTTCATCCCGAGACCAGATCATATCTTCGACCACCCTGTTGCAGACGTCGCAGATGACCCTCATGCTTTCCTCCCGCGTATTGCGTTGGCGGCAACGTCCAGCGCCTCAATCTGATGTTGCATGGCAACGCGGTCCTCGGCGGTGAGGTCGCTGTCTGTCATCAGCCCCTCTCGCACGCTTTCGATCAAAGTATCGATGTCGCCAATCGCAAGCCTATTCTCCCTCTCAGCCCCTCGCTGTTCTGCTGCGATGAGGGCGCGGGAGACCATCCGCATGAATGACTCCTCGCACCCGCCATCAAGATCAGGGCAGGCATCGTAAAGCAGGTCGAATGTCATGCCGGCTTCTAGCCAAGCCCATTCAGGCACGTCTTCGGGGCGGGTCATGGGTTGGCTCCCATCCGGGTGTTCCACAGAGCTGCGGCCTCATCTGGCGAATGACCAAGCGGCCCTTTGGCGCCGCATTTTGTGCACCGCACAATGTGGTTGCTTGGGTCATTCCCGGATCGCTCGGCCCGCTTTTTCACGAAGTAGCTTTTGGCCTTCGTGTTCTGCTGGAACTTGACGCCGCCACAAAATGGGCAAGGTGATAAACCCTCTGGCCTGGTCATGATGCGTCTCCGTTGCGGATGGCGGCCGCTACCCGAGCCTCCGACGGAGGGCGCGTGAATGAACCCGATGGAAACAGCGCCTCGTGACGGCACGAAAATAATCCTGCTCGTGGGCGGATCGCACATCGAAGGGTGGTATGGCGATCTGTCCGACTGCGACAGCGAAGACGGCAAAGGGCGCGGATGGAAATTCGCAACACTGCCATCCCATGGGTGCGGGTGCTGCTATGCGAGAAGCCCGGACCCTGATGGATGGTGCCCGCTTCCAGATTAACCCAAATCTATCTTTTCAGGGTCCAAGACTTCAACGCCCCACGCGCACACGCAATTCGGGTGGAGGGGAATAAGGCCATGTGTTTCGCTGATCTTATACGGGCTCTTTGCCGCAGCGTCAGTGCATAGCGGGCACGGCGTCGATCCTAGAAGCCACTCAGCCACCAGATTAACCCCCTCAATCCCCGCTTCCTCATACGAATTCAGAGAGGCCTCGGCATGGGCGGATATAACCTCCGTCCGCGACATCACACGAGCGCGCGTCACCCCGATCCGGTCGACGCGATCAACCAAATCCCTGGCAATCGCCACCGGCCCGCGACCACGGATAATCCCCTCGGACAGGACGCGGCTGATCTGCTTATCCATCTCATCGGTTATGCCGCGCAGGTCCGAATACGTGCGCGTGAAAATCAGCCCGGCGCGATCGGCATGGATTGGCCTGAAAAACGCGCTCCTGATCCAGTCATCCGACGCGCGCCCACCGGCGTCTCGAATTCGCCCGATCGCATCGGCAACGCCTTTCTCATAGGCCGCGCGGATATACGTGCTCGTCCATGCCTGTTCGGCTGACTGTCCCAGCGCCGCACCCGTCGTGATCTCGAAAATATGCTCGTCCTGCATAAGTCGCAGCCACGCCATGAACGCGTCGACCTTGCCCGAACTTGTCTGAAACCGAAACGCGCCGGCTGGCGGTGCATCATCGCGCGTGATCTGGCGAGGCGCGAACATTGCCTGAAACATCGTCGCAGTCGGGTTCGGCCTCATCCCGAGCACATCGTTTTTAACGATCGCCTCGCGGATCAGCGATTTCAGCGTGCGGAAACGGCGGCCGATATCAGCATCGAACCTGCGGACGATCCCGCGCGTGCCGGTTGGGTCGGTGCGGTCGCGGGTGGCGTCTGCGGTGAGGGTGTCGCAGCTCTGGCACACTAATCGCCCCTCACTTCCTCGAAAATCTCAGGTCCGAGCACGATCTTCCCCTGGTACGGCTTAACCCCATCTGGCACTTCGCCGCCGATCTGTATCGATATATGCGGCTGATATTCCGGCCAATCCCACGATGCGCCAGCCTCGCGGATTTCCCTGTTCCGCCAGACCAGTTCATTCGCCGTGATCAGCAGCGCGATGTATTTGCCATCGGCGCCCAGGCGTTCCATCTGGCGCGGTCCGCCGGCGGCAATCTCGACCTTCTCCGTCCATGACGTGCCCACCGAGAACCAGTCCACCGGCGTAGTGCTGTAGGCGATCGTCACGTGCAGGTCGGGGACGATCTCAGTGAACCCCTGCCCCTTTGCCCAGGCAACAATTTCGGCACGGTTCAGCACATCGCGGCGGACATACAGGCTGCGCGGTGCGGCATCGGCTGTGATCTGCTGGGCCGGCGGGGGCAAGAGTTGCTGCTGGGTGAACTGCGCTTGCACCTGCGGATCAGCCTCATCCGGCTCATCGTCTGGAAACTCGATCAGTGCCGCTTCCAAGCCAGGCAACAGCCCATCCTCGACCAGCATATTCTGGGTCGCCTTGGCCAGCGCGTCGTGCGGCACAAGCCCGTGCGTGTCGTATATCGCCAGCGCGTCGGCTTTCTGCTTGGCGATCGATGCGCGCTGCACATCATCCATCTGCCACAGCGGTCGCCACTCGTAATAGACCTCTTTCGGCCGTGTCCCGAGCGCCGATCGGATCAGCACCTCATCGAGCTGGCGCATTGCTGGCGTGAGCATGTTTTCTTGATCGGATGCGATGCGGTCATAGTAATTCCGCGTGTCGCTGTCGCCGGTAGCACTCATGCCGTTCGGTGACTGCCCGAGGAATCGCGTGGCAGGGATATCAGCTGCAGCCGATGCGATCATCAGATACGTGCGGATGATGTCAGGGATGCCGGCCCAGGTCATCTGGACGCGGTTCCAATCCTCTTCGCTGTCGAGCATCAGCGTGTTGGTGAGCGACTTCTGCACCATCGCTGCCGTGAACCGGCCAGTCAGACGGGCGCGATCCTCCTCTGTCGACACCATGTCAGCGAGGTTCGGCATCTTGATAACGTCGGTTTTGGCCTCGTTGATCAGGCTGGCCATGCCCGTGATGCTGAGCCCGGCCGCCTTGAGCGCATCGTCAACGGACTGGAGTACGCTATCGCCCCATCCATCGGTTGCCAGCGACAGGTCGGGGATGTCGTTGCCGATCAGCCGGACGACGCGCGACGGGTGAATGCGCACGAGAGCGGCAGTCATCGACGGGATTTCGTAGTACGACGCCAGCCCGTAATTGGGGCTCATGATGTCGCGATCGATCTGCCCGGCGGTGATCTCGTGCCGGCTTGCGACGTGAAGGAATTTCAGCCCGTCCTTGCCGACGCGGTTCACGTCAAGCGGCTGGGTCGGATCATCGCCGAACCCCATCACGATGACTGACCCGCCGAACAGCCGGGCGCGCGTCATGGCCGCGTTGAGTTTCTGCTGCACCCCAAGGCGCTTTTCGGTTTCCTCCAGCGCCTCGATCTGCGGGTCGTCAGCCTGCCACGCGCGCCACTCTCGCGTCGCGTCGAAAACGGGGGTATCGACCACCTTGCGAGCAATCCAGTCGCCACGATAGGCGGCCAGGAGCTGTTCGCGGTTGATGGCGTGCAGCGCGTATCGGTTGAAATAGCTCTTGTCCCGTTCCGTGCCGAGGCCCGAAACGAAATTCTGGAGCGTGTCTGCCATCACGGCCGGAACGCGGTATCTGGGCTTGGCGTCAGTCATCACGGGCCTCTATCAGCACGGAAAGGACCGCCATTGCGTGGCGTATCTCTTCAGTGGCTTTCTTGCGCTTATCCTGCCCATAGCTNCCGGCTAGGGTGCGTCCGACTGTCCTCGTCGGACATGGCGGTAANNCGCTTGGTCGATGTCGGACGACGATGGCGCCATCACCCTACCCAGCCTCCGCAGGTCGTAGTTCGATCCACTCGATCATCAGGTCGGTGAGCGCCCACTATAGCAGCGTCGGCCCGGTCTGGCGATTTCATGCCCTGATATCCCGCAGTCGAGAAATTGCACATCTGGTCCTCAACGTCGGACAGGTCTGCCTCAAGCACATGCTTAACCCGTTTTTGTTCGTAAAGCGAGGCCACCGGCTCGGCTCGAATATGCTTGCCCCTCGTTGCCGTCACCAGCTTGACCGGCGCCAGTCGATCGGCCGCCCTGATATTTGCCTCAACCAGCGCGCCGCCGAAATTGCGCTCTGCCACGATCTTGTCAGCCCGGTACTTGCGATAGAGGCTCACCACGAGCTTGCCCCATGCCTCGGGGCCGTAATGCCCGCTATGGTCCGCCAGCACGTAGCCTAGCCCATCCCTGCCCTTGCCTGCCACGACGATGCCGATCTCGTCCGACCGATCATCCTCTAGCCCACTGGTGCCGCTCGGGTCGACCGCAACGACGATGCGGCTCATTTCCGGCATGGCCTCTGTCGACACTCGACATGCGTCAAGCATCTCGTAAGTCCACAGCGCTCCGTCGACCATGGGCAGGAATTCGCCATCCATGAACCGGCGCCGATCCCGCTCGGGTAGCGCTGCGAGCTGGGCCAGAAACTCAGCCGGCAGGTTCGGGTTATCCTTGGGGTTGATCTGCATGGTCGCGTAGTTGTCCGGGTCAGGCAATGCCGTGCGCTGGGTCGGCTCCAGTTTCAGCGCGAACATGGCATACGTCCAGTGCCCCTGGTTCGGCGGGTTGCAGTCGTAGTAGGCCCGCAGTCGCAGCGGCTCGCCCTTCCGATCATCAACGGCGCGTTGGGCAAGCCTGGTAATCAGCTTGTTCCGGCTGGCATAGGTGATCTGGCTGCATTCGTTCAGGAACACCGTCGCGAATTCCTGCCCGAGGATTTTCTCCGTCCGGTCTTTGTCGTCCAGCCCACCGAACCATATCTCGCTGCCGTTAGGGAATTTCGCGTACCAGTCCGTCCGATCGATCTTGTACGGCACGGCAGGAAAGCACAGCTTCATCATCTTCGGAAACGTGTCGAGTACGACCGAATTCTTGATGTGGTTGAACCGCTGCCGGAACATGCCATGCCGCGATCCCGATGCCCTCATGGCACGGATAGACGATGGCCCTGGTGAGTCAGGAACGTCTTGCCGGATCGCGCGCCTCCACGGATCAGCGTGTGGGTCTGCTGGCCGGCAAGGAGGCGGCTGGCTTCGGATTGCTTGGGGGTGAGGCTAAACACGGCCGGAACCACGCTTTGAATTCATCGATCGTCATTCGCATTCCTCCATTCGTCCCTGACTCGCCCTGACATGCCTGTTAACCGCCATTGGTGACAGACCCAAAGCCTCGGCGCATTCGCGTTGCGTGGCACATAGGTGCGCCTCGAAAAACGCGCGAACGGCCGCAAGATTTTCGCGGCCGGCTTGGACTTGGTGGTGGTTGATGAATTCAGGCATCGGCCTGGACCGCCTTTTCGCTGCGGGACTTTTGGGGCATGACGACATCATGCCCCATCATGCGTACACCTTGCTATTTGCCATATCCTTGGTCACGTCATCTACGTGACCAGCGGGAGCCCAGAAATCCATCGACCTATCAAACGGATTGGGCGACCCGTAGCGGGTGATGCTGCCGTCGCGAGAAATGCGAACACGGCATTCGCAGCCGTTATGCCCGAGGTATTCGCGGATAGCCTTGTTGCTAAACTTGGTCATTTCGATCTCCCTTGCTGATGTCTTTTTATACGCATCATTGCGGGTGTGGTCAATATAGAAAATCACAAATCGTCGTCTATGGGCGAAATGGTAATCGCGATCTGCCCCGTATGCTCCACCCGATCCTTGAACGCCTGCACGCCGACGTGCTTGCCGACCAGTTCGAGAGCTTTTGCGGCGCCGGGGATGTGCACCTTGTCGATGGCGAGTTGATGCAGCTCGGCTGATTTCCGCAACACCCATGCAGCATCGATCTGGGTCGCCTCCGAGCGCAGCGCCTTCATCCGTTCGATCTCTGCCTTTATTTCAACATCCTTCAACAGCCTTCCGCCTTGGGAATATGCCGTATCCTCGCTGTACCCGGCGCGGATCGCTGCCTGGGTCGCGTTCAGGTCGATGATGTATTCCTCGCAAAACCGCTGGTGTTTTTGGGTGAGTGCCATGGGTCGGAATATATATGCGCATGGCGTGTCAGGCAAGGTGTGACACGCCGTCACATTCCGTCACGCTTTTCGTCACCCCCTTTTATTCATATATATCAATGTATTGTATATAAATAAATAGGGGGGTGACAAAGTGACGATGGATATATCCCCATAGGGAGGGGTGTCCATACCTCTCTACATATATCTCTATATGGGTATACCCTGGATTTTCGTCACATCGCCAAATCTGTGGAAATCTCCGATTTTTATTAAGTCGGATCAAGGGCTTAACGCCGTGACAGCGATCCGTCACCACCCCGTCACGCCGTCACACCTTTCCCTGCGATTTTTTCATGATATTCTCAACCCATGACCCCCTCAGAATTTCGCGCCATGCGCTTGAAAATCGGCCTAACGCAGGAGCAACTTGCGCGGCGGCTTGACACCACACTGCGGACGATTTGCCGCCTTGAGCTTGAGGTCGATCGCATCCCCGTGCGCTACGAACTCGCCCTGCGTTGGCTGGAAATGTCAGAGAAAACAGATGCTTGAGCATGCGCTGTCCTATGCCGCGCAAGGCATAGCCGTGTTTCCGTGCAACCCGTCGAGCGATAAAAAGAAGGGGTCGAAGGCCCCTCTGGTTAAGCCTGAATACGACGATCTGACGAAGCAGCCGATACCGAAAACGGGCGGTCTTTATCGCGCTACGACGGACGCAAAAACGATCCGCGAATGGTGGCGAAAATGGCCAAACGCGATGATCGGAATTCCGACAGGAAATGCGTCGGGATGCATCGTAATCGATGCCGATCCGCGCGACGGAGAGGATGTCGAGGGCGTTATTTCGCGCCTAGAAGCTGAAATCGGCGCAATTCCCGTGACGAAAACCAGTCGCACGCCGAGCGGTGGATTGCATCTATGGTTCCGAATGCCCGATGGCGACCCTCCGAAAAACGCTGCCAGCCGTGGCGTAAAGAACGTCGATTGGCGATCAGAGGGCGGATATGTGATCGCGCCTCCGTCGGTAATGGACGATGGGACGTTTTACGAATGGGTCCGCGAATGCGACCCGGCGCCGATCTCCGAAGGCATTTCCGATCTGATTTACAGGCGCGGGAAATGGGCGCCGAAACGCGCGACGAAAGCGCCAAAGTCCGATGGCGTGATGAGCGACGATGCTGCCGTGCGCCGGTATTGCATGGGGGTTCTGGATAACAAGGTCGAGATGGTTCGATCTGCCCCTCCCGGCACGCGAAATGCCACGATCAACGAATGCGCCCTGAATGTAGGTCACTACGTCGGCGCTGGCGGGTTATCCCGGTCGGTCGCGTATGCCGCCCTATACGACGCCTGTCTGTCATGGGGGATAGGGGCCGACGATAAGGCTTTGCGCCCAGGAGGCACGCTGGACCGCGCGCTTGATACCGGGATTGCGGACCCGGCAGATTTGTCAGGGATAGGGGCGAAGGCGCGTCAGCCAGAGCGCGTTTCGTTCGGTCATGATGAGCCGCCCCCTCATGATGAAATGCCATCCGCGCCCACCGAAGAGGACATGGTGGCGGAATATTTTCCGACCGCCGAGCCGGACATGGTGAGCGATCGCGAATGGCCTTTTCGTGTGCTCGGGTATAACCGCGACCTGTACCACTACCTGCCAGACGGGAAGGGTCAGGTTGTGTCGCTTAAAGCGAATGAGCATACGACGCTCAGGCTGCTCCAGTTGGCTGATCTGGCGTTCTGGCAGTCGAAGGTTCACGCCGATGGGAAGATCACCGATGAGCAGTGGATGCACATCGCGAATGGGCTGATGCAGCAATGCCATGCCGAAGGGATATTTGAGGACACGCGACTGCGCGGGCGTGGCGCGTGGATCGATGACAAGCGCGTGATCGTGCACACGGGCGGCGAGGCTGTTATCGGGGGGAATGGAATTGCGCTCAGCCGGATAAAGAGCCGATATGTTTACGAGACACTGCCGGCATGGAAATTCGGTTATGGCGTGCCAGCATCGAACCGTGACGCGCACAGGCTGGTTGAAGTATGCGAGCGCCTGACATGGGCTCAGCCGATGAGCGCCGCCCTGCTGGCCGGATGGTGCGTCGTGGCGCCGATTTGCGGGGCTCTGGAATGGCGCCCGCATATCTGGAACACAGGCGCGAGCGGATCGGGGAAAACCACCGTTCAGAACGATATCGTGGGCCGGATCGTTGGGCCTGCCGCTGAGAGGTTCGATGGTACGGCGACGGAAGCAGGCATCCGGCAGACACTCGGGCGCGATGCCCGGCCAGTGCTGTTCGATGAGGCGGAAGGCGAGGATCAGGCCGGCGTGGCGCGCATGCAGGCGATCCTGTCGCTGGCCCGCGTATCGTCGTCTGGCGGGGTGATCACGAAAGGATCGCAGAACCACCAGGCCCGGAATTTCGTGATCCGATCGTGTTTCTTTTTCTCATCGATCAACACCGCAGTCAGGCACCACGCCGACGAAAGCCGTATCTCGAAGCTGGTTCTGGTCCCGAACCGATCACCCGATGCTGGCAAGCACTACGATGCCCTGATGCGCGATATTAACGCATGGTTCACGCCTGAATATGCCGCAGCGATGTTCACGCGGACTATCCATCACCTGCCCGTGCTGCTCGAAAATATCCGCACGTTCACATCTGCCGCTGCCGTGGTTTTTAAATCCCGCCGCGCCGCTGACCAGCTCGGGGCGCTGCTGGCCGGGTATTATCTCTGCCACTCGACGGGCCGCGTGACGTATGACAAGGCCATGGAATTTATCCGCCGCCACGAGTGGTCTGATTATCTGGCGATCGGGGACATGCCCGATGAAATGCGCTGTTTCCAGTACATCATGGGCCGCATGATCCGCGTCTCGACTAATCACGGATCGTATGAGGTCACGATCGGACAAGCGATCGATGAAAGCCGGATGGAGACATCGGGGAAAGGCCCCTATACCCAGGCTCTGGCAGCGCGGGGCATCAGGATCGATGACGGCATGATCGGGATATCGGACAGCGCAGAAAACACGCGCGCCCTGTTCCGGGATGCCCCTCAGTGGGCCAGCGATTGGCGCCGGCCGCTGTGTAATCTGGCGGGTGCAGTCAGGTCGCAGGGCGGCGTAAGGTTCGCATCAGGGATAAATACCCGCGCGACATGGGTGCCGTACGGGTATCTGGATGGGTCGTACCGTGAGCGGGAGCCCGGCGAAGATAGTTAGTTGACACCATGCGCAGAGTATGCGATGGTTGGTCATCGAAACAGGGAGATTGATGATGAATGACCGTGAAATTAACGCCCGCATTGATCGCATTTGCCGCAACGTGTCGCGCGCAGAACTTTTGAATGCACTGCATGCGTGCCGTCCGGGGCATCCGTGGAATGTTGCGGGCGTCAATCATTTCGAAAATGCAGCATTTATGCTTGCAGGCGGCCGAAATGGCGCAACGTGGGCCGATCTGGATTGGCTCGCCAAGATGAGCAAGAAAAACGAGCAGGTCGCATGATGCGTAAATTCGACCGCGATCTGGCAGTGAAGTTTCAGGAAAGCGCGGCGGGAAATTGGGAGATTGCGCAGGAATATCGCGATTTCGACGGCTACAGCCGGACGCTTAATTTTCGCATCCGCTCGCGCTGGGCCGCAGAAGATTATGCCGAGGCGCGGAAGCTCATGAGCATTACGGATGCCGATCAGGATTACGCGTGACCATGGCCGCATACTACAACGAATTTGACCCTTACGCCGCGCACTGGCTGCGCAACCTGATTGCCGCTGGCCATATTGCGCCGGGTGATGTGGATGAACGGAGTATTGTCGATGTCCAGCCGGACGACCTCGCAGGATATACCCAATGCCATTTCTTCGCCGGGATCGGCGGATGGTCATACGCCGCTCGACTGGCGGGATGGCCAGATGATCGACCTATTTGGACGGGAAGCGAGCCCTGCCAGCCATATAGCGTTGCGGGGAAAGGCCTTGGGGAAAAGGACGAAAGGTTCCTCCGTCCGGAAGTCCACCGCCTCGTTTCAGCCATGCGACCCCCAGTCTACATGGGAGAGCAGGTTGCGGCAGCGGCTGGAAAGCATTGGCTCGACAGAGTGCATTCTGACATGGAAAGCATCGGTTACACCTGCCGGTCTGTCGTTGTCCCGGCTTGTGCCGTCGATGCGCCCCATAGGCGAGATCGATTGTGGTTTGTGGCCGACGCCGCACACCAGCGCATCGACGGGGGCAGGGTCGCAAGGGAGGATGGGCGGCATGAACCTGCAAACGGCAGTTGCGTCTCTCTGGCCGACGCCGACCAGCCTGACGAAAGCCAAGGACGGGAACAACGAAGCAGGGAATTCGGCGGGACTGGTGGCGATCCGCAGTCACGCGCTGGCGATGTGGGCAACTCCATCGTCTCGGGACTGGAAAGACACACCGGGGATGGCCACGACTGGCACAAATCCGGACGGATCGACGCGGACACGGCTGGACCAGCTTCCGAGGCAGGCGGCGCTATATCCGACGCCAAATGCCAGAGATCACATGCCAGCGCATACGCCGGAGTACATCGCGAAGCACAAGGCGATCGGCCACGGGATGTCGAACCTTTCGGACGTTCATCCGCTTGGCATGGTGCCGAATTCGCAATCGGAGCCGACGGAAAAGCCCGGCGCGTTGGCGCCGACCTTCGTCGCATGGTTGATGGGTTTTCCACCGGAGTGGGACGAGTGCGCTCCGATTTCCATGCCGAAACGGAAAAAGGGATAGCCGCTCATGCCGAGGTCACGTCTGCCGGACCCGCCGAAGTTCTGCGCGCGTTGTGGGGTGGAGTTCTTTCGGAGCCAGCGGCCTACGGGCCGATGGGAGAGCCGGCCGGAGTTTGCGGCGCGGAAATACTGCTCGCTTACTTGTGCCAATTCGACGGGCGCGGCGGCGAAAGGCACCTTCCATTTCCGGGCTCGGAAGAATTTGGGGCCGCAATGCGAAGCGTGCGGCGGCACTCAGGATACCCAAGCTCACCACGTGGACGGGCAGGTGGAGAACAACGCTCCAGTCAATATCCAGACGCTCTGCAAGCATTGCCACGGCTTCTGGCACAACATGCTGAAGCGGCATGGTCGGCCTATCGATCGGCGAATGCCACGCCTCTGGAACTTCTAAAGCATGGGGTTCCCGCCCGAGTGGGAAAGCTGCGCGCCTACGGCAATGCCATCGTCCCGCAGGTCGCGGCAGAAGTCATAGCAGCGTGGATGGAAGTGTCTCCATAATCGCCACCGCCTCAGCCGGACTGGTAGCCACCCCAGCCCGGCCACCCGCACGAATAACAGCATCAATAAACGCCATCTGCTCGCGTGTCGCTTTTCGACCTGGCAGCTTCACTTCGATCGCAGCAAATCGTCCATCGCGCGTCCATCCGATTAGGTCACTGGAACCGACGCACAGCCCGAATACGTGGTAGCGACCATCAGCACCCTCGACCTTTCCCACGTTATTCCGAAACAGCCGATGCCCGTGTTTTACCGCTTCGATCATGATCATGCGGTGCAGGTTGCTTTCTTTCATTTCAGGCCAAGCTCCGCTATGACGATGCCCCGAATTATCGTTCCAGGCCTTCCGCCGCGCTCGTGCGCGATTTTCCTGATCTGCGCCATGTCCTTGCCATCGAACCATACCCTGACGTAATCGCCCACAGGCCTTTCGATATTCCAGCGCGAGGCGTGCTCTGGGATGCCGATTTTCTTCCGTTTCATGTCGATCGATGCGAGTGTGCGATCCATTTTCGAGGCAATGATTTTCCGGCTGTAGCCCTTCGCCCACATATCCCTAAGCACATAAACCTCTTCATCCGTCCATTTCCTGCTCATCGCCGCAACGCCTCAAACCGATCCAGGAACCGCCGCTCAGCCTCAACGGGCGACCAGCAATCAAGCGCGATATTCAGAGCCGCGCCACACGGCGACCATTCCAGCGCACCGCCCGCCATAAGCTGTCGCCGCTCATCGTTCAGGATGCGCGTATCAAGCTCCATGACGATCTCAGGCCACGGCCAGGCTAGATCGTATTTCCGCGCGATGACCCGCTCGATTTTCGTTTCGATCTCCTTATAGCCGACCAGATAGCGCTTGATCGGGCGCGGCACATCCACGAGATACGCCTCGGCCGCGGCGTGCATCAGAGCCTCAAGCGCCCGACCGTCTGGCGCGAGAAACGACAGGACCACGCAATGCTCGGCCACTGAATAAAACCGTGACGCATGGCCGCCATATCGGCACTGATGCGCCAGTGCGTGCGCGATATCGATGATCGATATATCTTCTGGTCGCGGGTCGTTCGGGCAAAACGCTACCCCGCTGAACGTCTGGATGAAGTCGCCGCGCGTTTCTGTTGCGCTTCCCATCGGAATATCCCCCATCCCGGCTTGTATCCGCGCCGGATCGCCAGCTTCACCCAATCTTCCCGCGTCTTGCATTCCCGTTCCTCGATTTTCCGTCCGATAAATTCACGATGCTTGCGCAGGCTTTCGATGTCGGCTTCGACCATCTCGGCTTCCACGCTATCGACCTCGCGACCGTTGACGACGCGAGGCTTGCCGCATTCCGGGCAGCACGCTTGCGGCCTGAACGCCGCAAAACACCCATCGCACACCACGACGGGAATTGACGCCTCACCCGCTTTCGATCCCTTCACCCGACCGTCAAGCGACCATTCGCGCTCATCGTCGGGGAATCCGTGCGCCGAGAATATGCCTGCATGGTCCAGGATCACTGCCGCATCGGATTGCGGGCGCATAGGCCGCATCATCATCTGGATTGCCAGCGGCAGCGATTGCGTCGGGTTATAGATCCCGCACGCCTCAATCGGCACGTCGCGACCCACCTGCGCGCTGATGTCTAGGCCCTCGCGGAAAAGTTGACAATTGAACAATACTTTTATCGACCGATCCGCAAACGCTTCGATCACTCGCCTTCGCTCGGCATCCGGCGTTTCGCCATCGATAAAAATCGATGATATGCCAGCCGCAGAAAATGCCGCAGCCATTTCGGCGCCATGCTTGCGGCTGTAACAATAGCCGATCATGCGCTTGCCCATGGCGAATTTGCGATAGGCCTCGACGGCATTGCCGTAAACTGCAGGGCGCGAAAAACGGTCCTCAAGTTCTCCGGTTATGTAATCGCCATTGCGCGTATGCAGGCCCTTGAGGTCGGGCGTTGACGGCACGATAGGTCGATACGCCGCAAGCGACCCGCGCGCGATAAGATCGGCAACGCTTGGGCCTGGCACGATTACGTCAGCGATATTCCCCAGCCCGTCGCCGTTGCCGTATCTGGGCGTGGCAGTGAGCGGGACGATATGCGCGCCGTCAGTCTTGGCCGCCGCGATGATTTCCAGCCGCGTCTTGCCGCCCCACAGATGCGCCTCATCAGGCACGAACAGGTCGCACTTGATAAGTTCGGGCCGGCGCATGATCGTGTCAGCCGACGCAATCTGCACGAGCGCAAACGGGTCCGCTGGCATTCCGGCCATGATATAGCCAGCCGGGATGCCGAATTTTCGGAACGTGAGCGCGGTCTGTCTAGCAAGCTCGCGGCGGTGCACAGCAAATATCACGCGGCGGTTTTTCCGCGTTGCCTGCTGGCCCATGTAAGCGGCGACGATCGTTTTGCCGAACCCGCATGGCGCCTGGAGCAAAGCCGACTGATGCGACTTGAGTGCGGATCGAAGGTTTGACACCGCCTCCTGCTGATCCGGCCTGAGTGTTATTTCTGGCATGTTCAGAGCGGAATTTCATCTGCATCAAGCTGGCGCTCGATAACATCAGCAACGGCATAGCCGCGCACTGCCTGCATGACGTAAAATTCACTTCCTCTATTCGCGCGCGCCAGCCTTTGCGCTTCAGCCTTCGCGGCTTCGAATGAGTGATGAATACAAGATGATGGGCCATCGCCCTTGACCATCCAGAATGTGTGCTCATGCTTCATTTTCATTCTCCTGCGTTAATGCCCGCCACCTAAAATCACACGGCAACCCATCCATGCGCCGCTGATGCCGCCTGATGCCGACCATCACTGAGGTATGATGCCAGCCGCCAGTGCGGGCCGCCAGAAACGGCAGGCTGCACTTAAACAGCGTGTGTATCGTCCACCACGCATCATCGCGAGCCAGAACGACGCGATCCACGCTAGTACGCGCGAAAATCTCTTTCAGCGTCATGCGGTGTTTTTCCGCGACCTTTATCAGATGCGGCAACCATCGGCGCGGGATAGTGCTTGCCGTTGTCGGCGGCGCTGTTTTCTCGATGATGTATGGTAGAGCGTTAGGCATTGGCGAACATGTCGATAGGCTTATAAGCCTTCGCCTCTGCCAGATTTTTCGCCGCCTGCTTGAAATAGGACGGCTTTAGCTCAAAGCCGATACCCTTGCGACCCATCTCGATGGCCCCATAAACCTCGCTGCCAATCCCAAGGAATGGCGTCAGTACGGTGTCGCCAGGATTGCTCCAGAGATCGATGCACCGTTCGATCACGTCGAGCTGGAGCGGCGAGATATGCTGTTCGTCTTTCTCGTCACGGGCGCCGCGATATTGCAAGGTCCGCGTCTGCCGGATATCGGACCATACTGGGCTGGCATATCGCTGCCATACCTCGATGCTGTACCAGTTTCTGGTATCGTCCATCGTCGTGTATTTCGACCGATCGGGCTCGAATTCTTCATCCCCCACGAACCGATCAAACCCCCCAGAAACTGGCGCGTCGTTTTCGCCGGGCTTGCGGAATGTCACCACGTAGTCCGCCAACCCCTGACCGCTCATCGTGCTATCCTTGACGATCTGCTTGTGCAGGAGCCGCAGGGACTTGGTGCGCTGCTGGGCGACTACCGGGTCTTTCCAGATGCAAACCTCGGAATGGAAAATCCAGCCGGCGTCCTGATACGCCCGCACGATCTCGCCACGAAAGTCACGGATGCCGATAAAGCCGTCACGCATTTTCGATGTCGGGAGCTGCATGCAATGGACGCTGCATAGGCGGCCGGGCTTAGTTGTGCGGAAAAGCTCGGAAATCAGGAACCCATAGTGCTCCCAAAATGATCCGCCCTCGTTATTAGAGATGTCGCGATCATAGTTGCTGAACTTGTAAAGCCCAGAAAATGGCGGCGAGTGAATGCCGAAGTCGATGCTATCGCCCGGAATGGCGCGAATGAGTTCGCAACTGTCGCCCTCATAGATTGCGTAGTTGTCAGTGATAATTTGCTGCACGGTTTTCATAGCCACTTGGGAATCTCCATCTCAATCTTCGGATCGTAATCAGGCCGAGTGCGCTCAGCCCCTCTGATGCTTGCCGATGAAATATCGGCCATGTGCATAACCATTGCGCCGGCCATGCGCTCAGCGTCGGCTTCCTTGCGCCGGATATTCGCCACCACCGCGCCCTCTGTCTCTGCTGCGATGAAATGCGCAAACACTTCGCGCGTCTGCCCGAACCGCCAGAACCGGCGAACGATCTGATAGACCTGCTCGAAGCTGTCATTCAGGCCGACAAGGCCAGTCCGCGCGCAGTGCTGGAAATTCATCCCGAACCCCATGATGCTGCCTTTGCTGACCATCTTCTGGATTTGCCCATCCATAAACGCGATGATTTTTTCCTCCTTATCCTCATCGCGATCCGAACCAGAAACCTGGACGGCGCCGGGAATGGCCGCGCACAACGCATCGGCCTCGGCGTTCAGGTTTGCCCACCACATCCACGGCTCATCGGGGTCGCGGGCCGTGATCTCTGCGGCAAGATCAACGCGCGGTGTTACGCTGGATCGACGCGCGGCGATGCGCTCCTGCAATGTCTGCGCAACGGTCGCAAACATGTTGCCATCATCCGGCATCGGCGCATCAACCTTGTGGTGCAACTGATGCAATCGGGGCAGATCATAGCCATCGTCTGGGAATCCCAGATCGGAAGGTTTGCGCAGCATGACCGACCACGAGCACATCCATTTCCAGAACTCGTTCTCGGCGTGACCCTTGAGGCGCCATTTCGCCGTGTCGCCGCCATCGTGCACGAAAAACGTCGCCAGCATATCGGTAAAGCGCATCACTCCAAGGAATTCGGCGTGATTGCCAAGCTCCATGAAATCGTTCGGCGCTGGCGTGGCCGTTGCAGCGAGGCGGAACGGGATATTGCGCGCCTCATCAATCAGCCGCGTCCGCGTCTTTCCGTCGTGATGCTTGAGGATGCTGCTTTCGTCCAGCACAAGCCCGCCGAGTTCGGCATGGTCGAAGTGATCCATCTTGGCATAATTCGACACGTTGACGCCAACCGATAGATCGGCAGATGACCGAACGATCTTCGCCTCAATTCCGAATTTCGCAGCCTCTCTGACATGCTGGATCGACACGGCAAGTGGGGCATATATCAGCACTGGCTTATTCGTGTGCCGCGCAATCACGTCAGCCCATGCAAGTTCCATGAACGTCTTGCCGAGCCCGGTGCCGGCGAAGATCGCAGCACGCCCGCGTTTTAGAGCCCATGACGTGATTGCCTGCTGATGATCCTTCATGGCAACAGGCATAGATGGCGGCGTCATGCCCGTTGCGGGGTCGGATATGCGCTTGCGTGCGAGGAAATCATGATAGGCGTCCATCACGCCCTCCGCATTGCCATGACGATGCGAAACGCATCCGGCCTGTCAGGATGGTGAATTTTGATCAACGATCCGCTGATGTGATCAATCTGGATTTCATCCGCAGGCATCGATCGAAGAGCAGCCAGCAAAAACCTGGTAGCCATCGCGGTTCGGATCGGATCGCCATCAGATTTGCTGGCAACAAAATCCTCGCCAGATTCACCGTTTTTGTTGTCCGTTGTCAGCGCAATGCCGCCATCAGCCGCGTCCAGATTGACAGACAGCGCCGACTTGCCGGAGATCGTCACCGCAGCCGCGCGACTAACGGCCGCCTCCATATCGGCGGCGGTGACCAGATTGTGCCCGTCGAATTTGGCGGGTATGGCGCGCCGGTAATCGAGATACGGCGTCTCAATCATCGTCGTTCGAAATTCGATGCCGTCTGCCGTGAACATGATCGCCCTGTCATCGGCGCGCATCTGGGCCTCATTGAACAGGCCATTAATCGCGCCGACCGACTGCTTGGGCAAAATGCCAATGCGGCTTTTGATCGCCACAGGCTCAAGCGCCAGATAGCACCCATCGGTCGCCACGACGCATCCGGCGTCGATGAGCACGCCATTCAGCGCCGGGCGGCTATCCCCAGCCGGCGCCGCGCCATCCGCAATCTTGAGCGCCGCGAAAAAATCCTCACCCACTTCGGTCGGATCGCCATCAACGCCGCGCCATTCGGGGAAGCCGTCACCGACCAGCGCCGGCAGCGTCCACCGCGACATCCCCTGACGCACCGAAACCGTCGCATCCGAAATGCTGATTTCTGCCGCCTCAGTCTGCCGCAGCGTTTTGACCTTCGCGGCGAGTGCGAGCGTCGTCACATACGCCACCCCATCGCCGTCGGCCGGGACTGTCACGCGCGCCGACTGCCCGCCATAGGCGGTGAATGTTGCCGATCCGCCCGACGCACGAATTTCCGTCGCTTGCAGGATCGGCGAGTTGATCGAATTCGTGCCAACCGCCATAACGACCGACATGGCGCGTTGCAGGTCGCGCCCTAGAATGCTGATTTTCATTCAGAAACCCTGTTTGGGAAAAGTCTTGATTGCGTTTTGACGCTGCGCAGATTTGCGTTCGGGAATTCCTCGTTCAGAATGTCGATTGCATCCTGTTTGCGGTCTTCGCAGATTGCCTCATGCAGGCGATCAAGCCATCCCATCGCGATTTCGGCAGTGGTATCCTGTAGCGCATCTTGCAACTCTCGCTCTGCGTCAGATAGAGCATCAAGCGCTCTGTCTATGCGCCGCGCTAGGCTGTCATCCATATTCGCCTCCTTTCGATTTCCACCATTATGCGCAATTCCTGTTGACATGCAAGCGTTATGATGCGCAATGTCAGGCATCGAAATAGGGAGCCGACGAATGATGAATGTTGCGATCCACAGCCCGAAAAAGGCCGAACATCAGAGCTTTAAGGGCTTTCAGGTGATCACGATCAAGCGCAGCGAGGGCGAATACGCGGACATCTTTATCCCTAACGGCGACCTAGAGCTTTGCCGCAAGGCTGCCGATGCGGTGAACGCGGCGATCAATGGGGTTGAGGCGGAATGATCAACATCGCTAATTGGGAATGGCCGCAATACGTCATCGTAACGTGGTGGGTCGTGTGGGCGATTGCGTCTGTGATTTTGCGTGCGTCTGGAGCTGAATTTCCAAATCGCCAGCGCCGTCACATCGCTGAGTGGATTGGCGGGCGCATGTACGTGTGGGGCGGGCAGGCGGTTATGTTTCTGATCATGATGGCAGGAGGATTCTGGGCATGACCATCACACCAGGAATTTACCCCGGCGCGGATCGTGCGTCACTCCGCTGCCCGTCGCGCCCGCTCTCGCAGACCGATATCAAAATCCTGCTCAACAAGACGCCGGCCGACCTGAAATACCGCGAGCCGAAAACATCGGACGCCATGAATTTTGGCTCCGTTGTGCATAAGCTGTCACTTGGCAAGGGCGCCAAGTTTTCCATCAGCCCGTTTGATGATTATCGAACGAATGTGGCGCGCGAGTGGAAAGATGAGACAATAAGCTCTGGCCTCATCCCAATCAAACAGGCCGACTACGACGCGGCAGAAACGATGGCTGCCATTGTGCGCGATCGAATTAGACGCGCGCTCGACGGCGCCGCTTACGAAACAGAAGTGCCGTTCGTGTGGCGAGAGGGTGACGTTTGGTGCGCCGGAACGATGGATGTTTGGTGCGCGGATCGGCTGACGATCATTGATCCGAAAGTCACGGCTTTCGTTCATCATGCCAGAACGTCAGCGCATATCCTGAATATGGGCTTTGACATTCAGAACGCATGGTATCGGCGCGGCATTGGCAAGATCATGCCAGAAGCGGAGGGCCGAGTGCGATTTGCCAATCTGATGATTGACCCCGATCCGCCGCACTCGTCGCGCATGGTGACGATTAACGAAAGCTGGCGATATGCGGCGGAAAAGAAGTGCCTGCGGGCGCTTGAGATTTACCGCCAGTGCGTCGCATCAGACACGTGGCCGGGATATTCCGGCGACATCGAAGAGCTTGACATGCCCGCATGGGAATTGCGGGCTGGTTATGGAGCAGGAGCTAGACGAATGAGCCGCGAATTCTCAATCATTCCAGGCGCGCGCGAAAGCCTGCCGCTGTTTATCGGCCTTATCGGTCCGTCAGGATCGGGCAAGACGCGATCGGCATTTGAGCTTGCCACTGGCATCCAGTCCGTAGTTGGCGGCGAGATCGTATTCATCAACACCGAGGGCCGGCGCGGCCTCCTTGATATCGACCTATTCAAAAAGCCTGATGGGTCTCCGGCCATTCATCACATGCCGTTCGCCGCGCCTTATGCCAGCCTCGACTATCTGGCGGCGATCGAGCAGGCCCGCGCATCTGGCGCGAAAACCATCATCATTGACAGCATGAGCCACGAACACGAGGCCGAAGGCGGCATGCTGGATTATTGGGAGACCGAGCTTGATCGCCTCGCCGGAGACGATACGCGCAAGCGCTACGCCATGCAGATGCTGGCCATTGCGAAGCCAAAGGCGGCGCGGCGCCGGTTGCTCACGCGCGGCATCATGCAAGCGGATGTAAACGTGATCGCGTGTTTCCGGGCCAAGGAAACGAGCAAGCCGGTCAAGTCTGCGGGCGGGAAAAACGAGGTCCTGAATATGGGCTTCACCCCCGTGGCTGGGGATGAGTTTGTTTACGAGATGGCGCTCTCGTGCCTGCTTCTGCCGGGCTCGAAAGGCGTCCCGGCATGGCAGAGCGAGTTTTCTGGCGAGCTTTTGGCGATGAAACGCAACGATCAGCTTATCGACATCGTGCCGGATGGCGCACGACTGTCCCGCGATGTTGGGTGCCGGCTGGCAGAGTGGGCGCGGGGAGGGGGCGCCACATCCACCCCTGCCCCCGACCGTGACGCCATCCACGCTGCCGTCCGCGATGCGGCCCGCAACGGCATGGACGCGCTCAAAGCCTGGTATCAGGCCACCGACAAGCCGTCGCGGGCGATTGCGAACGAGATCGAACCCGAACTGCGCAAAACTGCGACAGAGAAGGATGCCGCCCCCGCGCATACACCGTGATGGAACTTTACATGTCCGCCTTGGGCATGTAATCATGCGCAGAGTTATTGGCAAGGATGTCTGACATGCAGATCAAACCAAACACCGAATACCGGACGCGCGACGGGCAGAAGCGAGGGCCTTTGGAGTGGGTCACGTCGGCTATTGCAGTGGGCGGGAATGGCTACTGGCGGGATGGGGCTGGGGGAGTTTGGGATAACGCCGGCAGGTCATACGCCCGCGAAATCTTCGACCTCGTCTCAGAATGGCATGAGCCCCAGGCCGACGCTGCCCAGATCGACACTGACCAGCTTGCACGGCTGGGGGCGCATGTGGCCGAGCCCGTCGATCCGCCCAAGAGCCTGCGCGATGAGTTTGCCATGGCGGTGATCAGTGGTTTGGCATCCGCATGCAACGAAAAAGGGGAATGGACATCGGTGAGCAACTGGGCCGCAGCAGCAGCCTATGAATACGCCGACGCCATGATGGCTGCCCGCCGTCCTGCCAATGCAATGCGCGCGGGGGAGGTGGATCGTGGCTGACCAGATGACCATTCCAGAATTCCACGCGGCTCTGAAGTCGCAGGGCGTCAGCAGCCACGAGCACTTCGCCTTCATCTGCCCGGCCTGCGGAACCGTTCAGTCGGGCCGCGACCTCATGAAAGCAACAGGCAAGCCCTTTGCCGAGATCGAGCGGCATTTAGGGTTCTCGTGCATTGGGCGCTTCACTGGCGCCGGACCAGTCGAGAAAAAGCGCGGCGGTCAGCGGGGCTGCGACTGGACGCTGGGTGGTCTGCTCAGGATACACAGCCTCGAAGTCGTGGATGGAGACGAGCGCTACCCGCGCTTTGCGCTGGCCACCGCCGAGCAGGCGCAGGCGCATGAGGCAACCCCATGACCGACCTCACCACACTGATCGAGCGTGTGCGCGGACTGACGGGGGCGGATCGCGACATTGCCGAGCACATCGATAAAATCCCATTCCGATCCACCAAGCGCGGCAGGGAGTGGCTGATCGATAGCCATGGCGGCGTCGAGACCTGGGCGCGGCACCCGCCGCTCTACACCGGCAGCGTCGACGCCGCTCTGGCATTCTTGGAGCGCGTACTGCCGTGCACGGTTCGTCCAGGGTTCCAACAAAACCCTGATGGCAGTTGGAACGCGGCCATCCTTCGCATCGAGCCGGACGAGGGAGAATGCCCGGCAGTGACCGCCAATACGCCGGCCCTTGCCATCATCCTCGCCGCTATCGACGCACTCATCAATTCAGAGACCAGACATGACCACGAATGACCGCACGACATCCATTCCGCTCTATGAGCGCCCCGCCCTGCTCGACAAGAGTGAGGCTGTTGAGTTGATCCACATGATCGACTTCGCGCGCAACAACAAGCGTCTACACGAGCAGCTTTACCAGCTTCATTCACGCGGCCCGGTCTGGGACGGCGATGTTGTTTCCAAGGCAGATCGGAGCGCTCTGCTCGATGTCGATGCCTGTGCCAAGGTTATCGTCAAGGGCGAGGAGGGGTTCAACGCTTGCACATACCGGGGGCGCCAGATGCTGCGCATCTATGACTGGCTCTATGGCGAGCTTGGCCCGAAGTCGCCAGACAGCAAGGGAGACCGGACATGACCACGAATGAAGAACTGGCAAAGCGGCTTGAGGCAACCGCAAGGTTGATTGACTTTCACTTCCCTGCGTGGTTGGCGCCAAAGGTCAGCCCGAAGGTACTCGAAGCCGCCACCCGCCTGCGCGC